AAAAAAAAACAGGACCCGTGTAGGTCCTGCGTTGTGGGTTTATTATTCTGATTCCGAAGATACTACTTTATCCAGAGTATTTTCTATATTTGAGGCTGATGCTAGTTGTTTAACTATGCGTTTCATTTCGTCATGTTCACGAACAATTCTAGCTAATATATCATGTTCTATATTATTATCGCCCTCGACACTATAACCGTTTGTTAGATTATATACTAAATAATCTCTTAATTTAATTCTTTCATAGTTAGAATAATCGTCTTTATGTTTATCTCCTTTATACCTAATGGAGGCATTCATCATTTTAGCATTATATAGCCATCTTGACCACATACCATCATTTTCAGCATTTAAAATACCATTCCACGCTAGATACTCAACGGCGGTCTCGAAAGTTCCTTCTACCGGATTGTCGATAGTGAAATCAGTCATATCTGAAGGATCAAAATTATGAAGATTTTCAAACTTTCCTTCGGAACTACCAAACATATTTTTTTTCAATTCTTCTAAATTAATAACCGTTTTAGCGTCTAGTTTGTTATTACCGATAATTTCATCAACTTCAACTTCAGTAATTTCTATATTTGGAATTTTATTGATAAATACTGTTTCTGATGGATAAAAAGATTTTGAATTATAAGTTTTTGATGAACTAGAACCTTCGCTTTTAACAGTGAAGAAAAAAATAAAACCCTCTAACGTGTTAAATGATAAACATACATCGCCAGTATAACCATCAACGATATTATGTTTCAATGTAATTTCTATAGGATTAGTAGCGTTTTTAATTTCTTTAGAAAATATTTGTTTATTACCCAATACAGTACTAATAGTAACATATAAAGTATTATGATCATTCTTTAAATATTTTTCAGGTAAGTGGATTTTAAGAGTATCCATACCCGCTCTTAAATCCAAAGTTGTATTGAGAATTATATTTTTTGCACTTACAACCATTATTTATCTCCTTTTTCTTTTAATTGAGACAGTTCTTCCATAGCCTCAATATATTTTTGCTTATAATAAGCTCCTTCTGTTTTGAGGGATTCGTTCTCCCAAATTAATGTGGACAAACGCCCGAGCAACCCATTTACGGATCGCTCAATACGTTGGTTTTCGTCCATATCATAAATGTCTGGCATTCAGACCTCCTTATGTTATAGCTCGGACAATAGCACTCCTTATATAAGGATTAGCCTTGCCTTTAGCATAATGGTATCCTACAATACCTACAGTATATCCGGCTACCTGTGCGGCTAGTTTAATTTGTTTACGTCGACTCTCAGGAAGATTTTTCCAACGAGTTTTGAGGTTTCTAGCAGAGGTTATCACGCCCCACTTCATACCTTTCTTACCATAATGTTGGATAATATCTTCCGAGGAATCAACGTGAACTAAGGTATCATTATCATACAATAATACCATTAGTACCTCCTAGTATTTCGTACGACCGTTTTTCTTAACGTTAGCGTATCTGTTCTTAGGACTATTCTTGTAGTTGGCATCAAGACGTCCACGTTCTTTCAAATGCGCAGCAGCATTTTCATTTTCCAAACGTGCAATCTTAGAATTACTTCCCTTCATGTTACCGATCTTGTCTTCACGACGAGAGTATTTCTCATCAATAGCCTTACGTTCTTTCTTGTATTTACGCTTAGAGTCTTTCATAGCGGCTTTCGCTTTAACCAATTCAGATACACGTTTGTTACGATAGTCTAAAGAACGCTTAGTGGCAAGGTTAGATCCCACCGGTGATTTCACAAGAGCTTCCATACTTGCACGAGTAGAATGGATTGGGTGACGAGCATTGTTGTAAGCAGCCCTACCATAAGCTTTAGCATACTCAACAGCTTTCTTAACTCCCCATTTCATTCCTTTCTTACCGTAATGTTCGATAACATCGGAAGAGTTGTCAACGTGTTGTAGGGTTCCGTTTTCGTCAATTAGTTTCATAAGTTTTATACCTTTTTCTTTCTAAAAATTACAAATGCCCCGACATATCAGTAGCGTCATCTAGATAATTGTCGTCCATCCATTGGTCTGATTGCGGTGATCCAATACGAGAATATCCATTTACCTTTTCATAGACACGAACTCGAGAGCCAGCTTTGAATAGTTCTTTCTCTGGAGCTCCTCCGTATGGCGCTGCCTCAACCCAATAGTCCTCTGTGACAGTCGCTTCGTAGTAAGGTTGCTCCGATTTTGATAGTGGCTGACGAGCGTCTAACTCACGTTCAAATGTGTTCTGAGCAGATTGTACTACGGCGGGTGGAAGAGCCGCCTGAG